CATGTAGGCTCTACGTTTTGGTTTTTTTGTATTACCTCTAACTTCGTAGCCTAAGTTAAAAACATTTGTCCAAGTCTTTTTATTATTTACTGCTCTAGAAAATAATAACTTAGACCTATCATCAGGACTAGACAAATTTATAGGTGTATCACCCATAACTCTAGACACTTCTTTGTTTAAGAATATACCAAGTTCTTCTAATTCTTTTGTGTACTCATCTTTAACAAGGTTTAGAGCTTGACGATCTATCTTGATGCCATCTCTTTCCATTCCTGCTAAAACTTTTGTTACCTCAAAAGACAGGTACAGTGTAGGCTGCAATCTGCTCAATGCTCTTTCCTTCTTGTTTAGACTGGCTTACAGCTACTTCATAAGTAGACTGTACATCAGCAATTCCATATTCTTCTACTATGTCTGCAGGTATTATATCAAATCCTATACCTTCTTTCAAGTAGTTTTCTAAAATTTCTTTCTTTTTCTTAGTTGACGTTTTATGCCTACGACAACATTCATCCAAGCTAAGAGGTACTTTAACACCCCTAGCCCATACGTAATCAAACACCATAGTATCATATACAGCACCATCATATGTAAAGCCAGACGCAAACAACCACTGCAAATCAAATTTTATATTGTGACCTAGCAGTACGTCTGCTCTGTCTAGTGCATCTTGTACTATCTTCATGTTATCTGGTGTAGGGTCTTTCTTTGAGTGATAGAACCACACATACTGTACAGGGTTATCATCTTCCTTAAAGCCTACAGATACTAGCTGATTACCTCTAGTGTAGGGTGAAGGATCAGAACCTTTGTCTGTTTTTATAAAGGTAGTTTCTACATCTAGTGTTAAAATCATTCGTAGTACCTCCCAGTAAGTTTATCTATCTCACATACGACATGACCATGCCACCCTGAAATTTTATTTTTTGAAACGCATAAGAACCTAGTATCATCATCCTCACCAGGATTTTTTCCTATACCTATAATTATATCAGCTTCACCTGCCTTACCAGTTTTAGAACCATCAAGCATAGCGAAGTCTAAGAACTGACGATTGTGTGCATCATAACTTGCCTGAGACACAGCCCACACCATGCAGTTGTTTCTTTTTGCTATCTCTCTTGCATTTACGTAAAGCTCTTTCAATCTTTCATCACCTCTACTAAACTCACCACCTACCTTTACCTTGTCCAACTGATCTACAAACAGCACATCAATTTTATTTAGTTTTGCAAACTGGTCTATCTCTGATATGTCTGAGCCTACAGAATCCATAATAAAAAGTCTATCTTCTATTTCATTTTTGTAAACTTCTTTTATAGTTTCTATTTCTTGCATGTAAGTTTCTTTGTGTACATTAAAGTAGGCAGTAAGAACTCTTGACTTCATCCTTTTAGCTGTCTCTTCATTCATTATGTAACCGACAGTGTTGCCTTTACGTATTGCTTCTGCAGCTAGGAAAGCACAGAAAGATGACTTACCACTTTCAGGTCTAGCAAAGATAATGCCAAGGTTGCCTCGGTATGTACCTGCCACCTCATCAGATAATGTTATTATTGGAAAAGGGAAGTCTGGGTCTGCTTCAAAGTCCTGAAACAATTCTTCAACATCTGTCTCTTCCCTTTGCATAGACAGAATACCAGTAGCCGAATCTTGATTTATTATTTGGTCAATCATCATTCGCAGATCACCAAAGTTAGCTGAATCGCCATTCCATATATCAATAGCTGTTTCGCCTACCTTCCTTGCCATCTCTCTACGCCAGAACTCTGTAAGTGTGTCCATTACAAACTGAGGATCACCCTCTATGTCTTCTGGTATATCTTTTATTGCATCTTCTACTAACTCTCTAGTAGAATCTGGCATGGCAGGGTATAAATTTTTGTGAACCATAAAAAGATTATCTTTCGATAGATCACCTTCATACTTAGTATGATAGTGCATTACTGCATCAAAGATAGTTTTGTATTTCTTATCAAACATATCTTTTGTGACAAGTGCTTTTGCCTTATCAAAGTTTTCTCTACTTAAAAGTAGGGATATTATTTGTGACTCCATTTTGTTCTCCTAAAAAGGTTAGAGTGTTATATTATATTTATTTTAATTATGCAAGGTCAAAACCGCCTGCAATATGTCCTTCTTTTGCTCTAGGTATTTGTACTGGTTTTCCATCTTTATCAAATTTTTGTTGGTGCACTTCTATGTTCATACTAAATGATCTTCTCTCACCCTCACTTTTAAAAGGATAGACCATATGTATAAGGTCAGCAGGAAATACAAAAAAGTCACCAACTGTAGGCTTTACCATTAAAGTGTGTTGATGCATCTTACCAGACGAGCCATGTAAAAATTCTATGTGTCCGTTAGCAGGATAATGATCTTTATAATCTTCTTCCCATTCTTCTTGTATGTTTTCAGGTAATCTTAGGTAACCAACACAGGACATACTACACTCGGTATGTATATGTGCAGGATTATACTCACCTGCAAACTGCCTAACTATCCATGCTGATTTGTATTGTATGCCATAACCTGTACCAGGTGCTAAACTTTTAAATGATCTATTTAAGTCAGTGTCTAAATACTTACCTATAACATTGTTAAAAAATTCTGTATGTTTTTCTAACTCATCAGACTCTATTAAAAATTCTTGTTTAAGTTTACCTACAAGATTATTAGAATGATCTAACCTCTTAGCTTTTTCTTCATTCTTTATAGTTTTGTTAACATATTTATTTAATCTTCTTACTAAATCCATAGGCATCTTTGCATACATTATCATAGGTGCAAAAGGAAACAGAGGGGATATTTGACCCTCAGGTGCTTTTGAAAAATCTGTAGGCATTATCTACTCCTTGCTTTAAATAAACGATTCCCAAACCAGAAGCTAATTATAGCGGCAAAGATAGTTTGACTCTCCTCATCCCATGCCTCTAATATAGCAGGTAGTACATCTCTTCCTTCTTGCACTGCCATTATCACGTAGGTGATTTTAACAAATGCAAATATACTAAAGAAAGCATATGTTATAACTGGTCTTACTGAGGCTTGTAAAGCAGATACAAATGTAGATTTGTTTGCCTGTGCCAACGACTCAGCGTGTTTATACAAACCTTTTACTTCTTCTATGTCTGCTTCTGCATCTAGTTCTTTTAATTTTAATTTGCTTAGTTCTGATGCGTACTTGGCTTTCGCCTCGAGCATCAAAAGTTCTTGTTTGTTGGCTTGTTTTTTTTCAAAAAATCCCAAAACTGATGGGAGAAAAGAAGTTCCAAAGCCGAGAACGGAGCCTAATAATGATATCATGTTATGTCTACAATCTCACAAGCACCTGCACTGCATGCCAACTCTTGTGTGCCTGTTGTATTGTCCTCTCTTTCGTAGTTTGATAATAATGTCCAATCGACATTTCGTGGCATTTTTTTACTTAAGGTATCATACTCTTCCTTAGTTATGTCTTGGTATGGTGCCTGCTTGTATGTATGGTCAGAGTGTGGCAGAAATGAAACACCTGCTACATCTTTAAAATTATTATACACCCAAGAACCTACCTCAAACCATTCATCTTCTTTTACAGATATGGTAACTGAGGGTTTATGTTCACACCAGTGTTCTTGATAGTTCTTCCAATTTTCTAACTGAGTAATCGCACTGAGGTCTTCTCTAAGTACTGCCTTGGTAGGAGACTTCATAGGGAATGAAAAGACCACAGTGTTTTCTGGTTGCATAAGGTCATCCTCATGCGGTATACCTTGGTCAATAAGAAACTGAGATAATGGGTCTTTCTTGTCACCTCTAACTGTTCTTATATAATATGCTGAGTGCCTTGCGTGTATACCAGAAGCAGAGTCTACAAGTTGGGAGACAGTGCCTGATGGTTTAACGCAAGTAATTGCAGTTGATTGTGGTATGCCTAGTTGTTCTGCTAATCCTAAATTAGTATCTACAGCCGTTTGTCTTAACCTCTTCAGGTCATCTGCCTTTCCTAATTTAGGATTATCTAATATGCCTGTAAGCGAAACACCAAGAAGTCTTTCTTCTTCTGTATTGTTTTGCCAGACTTTTCGTAGATACTTAAATTCTGTAAGTGTAGATTGTATTGTGCCAAGTATAGTAGCATCTTCTACTTTCTTAGCTAACCTTTCAATATCATCATCTGCTCTGACTACAACCTCTGTTAAGTTGCAAAATTGATACGGTCTTAATATAATCTCAGAGCATGGATTAGTTCCAAACTCATGCCCAGAATCTCTTCTGCCATTTTTTTCTGCCTGTCTAACAGAAGCGTCTCTACTAAAGATACCTCTTTCACCAGACTTAGAGTTGTATAGGTTTAGCCACTCTCTCATAAAAATGCCTACAGGAGGTGTATCTTGGTAGCACACAGAATTGTTTGCAAGAGCTCTTTGCCCTTCATCACTCCACCACTCGCCTGATTTAGCCAATGACATCTCTTGGTCTTCAAGGTCAGATAGGCTTATTAGAGCCGATCTTCGTACTCCTCCTACTACCACTACAGAACCTATCTTACACATGATGTCGTGGCACTCTATAGACTTTAAACGCCTACCTGCAGATTTCTTAAAAATATCTACAGTAAATCTAAACAAATCGTCAAGAGGGTCTGGACCAGATGACCTGCCCCCAAAAGTTTTTAGCCTAGCACCTGCAGGGCGTAGGCGAGACAAGTCCCACTTAGGAATTTGTCCAGAGTATAGCAATGATATTAATTCTTTGTAGCCTTTAGCCCAACCTTCTTTAGAGTCTGACACAATTACAACAGTGTCGGAATTATGCAACGCTTCGTTTACTATAGGTAGTTGTGCTGTGTACTTGTTCTCAACAGAAAAACCTACACCTGTGCCACACATAAGTATGTAAAGACATTCGTCAAATGACCTTGGATTGTCAACTGGTAGATAAGAACAGTTGTAACCTGCAACATTACATCTTTCTAATGCAACGCCTGCTGTCATCAGTGCTCTCATAGAAGGCATAATGTCAAGATTAAGAACTCTGTTTTCTATTCTTTCTCTTATACTATTAGGCAGTTCGTAATCAAAGTTATCGAGAAGGTGGTCAGACATAAAATCAAAATATCTTGATACTGTCTCCTCCCATGTTTCTCTTCTTCCTTCTTCTTCCTTCCACCTAGCGTAACGTGACTGGTGTATAAACTTTTGATAATCTGACGGTAACTCTACTTGTTGCATTGGTATCTCCTAAACCCATATAATTTCCTCAACAGGCACAGAAATATAATCCTCATGTAATCTCGATAACCTATTGAATTTATTAACTACTCTTTGTTTTTTAACAGAGTCTTTAGTCATTATACCTGCCTGTGTTCTATTAGTGTTGAACACTACAAAAAAGACTTCACCGTCAATTTCTGTGTATCTAAACTTTCTTCTTGGTATGTGCATATCGCCCCATTGAAATTTACCATCACCCCACCCATGTTTAGTTTCTACTTCAACACTGAGGTTATGTTTTTCGCAAAGAAGGTCAATACCATACGCCTTAGGATTATCTTCTAAGACAGGCTCTTCGTCTAATCCTAATATCTCTTTTAATTTTGGTGGTAATAATTTTTTTGCAGACTCTCTTGTCTGAGGATCGTTGGCATTAAATAGTTCTCTGTCAAATCTTTTAGTCGGTGCAGTATGCGGTTTCATATTAACTCCTGTATTTCTGTTAAACTCATATTCTTAATATCTTTTTCCAGAAAAACGAGGGTAGAAGGCACATACAACTTGAGTTGTTTGGTCAGCTCAATAGCTTTTTTGGAGGCATCTCTATCTAATGCTACTACTATTCTACCATAAGATTTAAGAGTTGTCAAGTATTCATTTGGAAGATTCGTACCCATCAGTGCAACACCATGATACACCTGTGATACAGCACAAGCAGAAAAACAATCCTCTACTAAAAATGCTGTGTCAGTGTCAGTTTTTGCTTTACAAACAAATGGATGTCGGCTTCGTGCATAACGAAACCATTTAGGTCTGTTGTCATCTTCGTTTAATTTCCTACCTACAGCGTCAACAGCCTTGCCATCCTTATACACCATAAAGACAACCCTGTCTTGGCGTACATCATACCTTATGTCAGCCCTTGCGTGTTGGTATGCTTCGTAACTGTTCCGCTTGACCACCATGTCGAGAGCCTTTTGGTTTCTACCTAGGGGCACAAAACTGCGTGAGTCAAGGGGAACAGCCCTCGGAGGAACTACTTCATGTCGTGTGAACTTTAATTCTTTTCTGTCAGATACTCTACCCTTCACGTTACATGAAGCAGAGAAACAATGATAAAGAATTGTTCCGTTGTTGTTCATTATCGACAATGTGTTTTTGTGATTACAAGCAGGGCAATCCATACGTAACGCTACGTCAGAAGGTGGTGGTGCTAATTGTAGAACTATATCCTGTATCATAACGTCTATTTCTTTGAATTTTCCCAATCCTTGTATTCCTCATAGCTTTTGTCAGCAAGATATTCTTCTATGTCCATCTGTCTTTCGTACTCTTCATAGCCTACTTCTTCTCTCTTTCTGTCTTGGTCTTCTTGCCACAATTCGTCAGAGGATAATCTACCTTTTTTGTCAGCCATTAATTTATCTCCTTATCGTCAATCTTTTTGTCAGTAAATACTGATTCGGTTTGTTTGTCAATAATAAATTTTTCTACTTCGTCAAGACTGCGTACA